CCAGCGTCTGCCATTATCCGACACCAATAGCAAATTTAAATTCTACATAATTGCTTGTATTTGGAGATTTAATAATTGCTGAAGCAGTATCATTTTGAACTACCGAGTATCCAACCATTCCATAAAGTGGGTTAGGCGTGTTTAAATTTTCAAATCTTAGTGCATCTAAAACAACATAAAAATCATCTGACGCAGTTCCACCATCTACAACTGAAGCATAAATGTTAATAGTATCGGCAGATGTCCATGTAAAATTTGATGTGGTATAAAGTTCTTGTCTTTCTTTTGTTACAACACAATATCTATTGGTTGAAAAATCATGTTGTCCAAAGCCAGTACCATTTGCTAAAGTTGTTTCAAATCTAGAAAATTTAGTTGCATCAATACTGCTAGTAAACTCAACAATAATTTTTACTGTATCTGGAACAGATAAAGAATCTCCATCTTTATTAATTACAGAAAAAGCAAATCTTAGTTCATCTGATGGAGCATTTTTAGAAAAATCTAAAGAGATTCCAGTTGCCCTAATATATTCTGGACCTGTTGCTACAACTAAATGTTCGCCAGAAGTTGTCATTGTAGAGGAATCTCCACGCAAGGCAATAATATTGTTATAATATCGGCAGCGCTCATATCGTGCTGCTCTGTTTGTATTGTAAAATATTTTATTGTCTGCATTGGTTTCGAAAACTTTTGACGTAGTTTCAATAATATTATCTGACAATGATCCGTCTAATGGCTGAGTAATTCTTAAAATATCCGTAGTAGCACTTGGGGATATATGTTGCCAATTTTCTCCCTGAGTAAATGTTAAAATAGTTCGACTGTCATATGATGCAGCGTACGGGTTTGATCCAGCAGAATATATAGCCACTTCAGAAATTTCATATCTTTCTTCCGTTGGCAGTTCTGCGGTTAGTACTAGTTTTGATTGACCGTCTTCTACAATATACCCCCTAGAACTTATTGGTATACGAAACATTTCAAAATCTAAATTTTGTTTTGCGGAGTAGTCCAAAGGTGTATCGGATGTGTCTAAAGGCTTAGCACCGCATCCCAGGGCCATATAAGAGGCATAGGCTGGGGTTTGACCAAGCAAGTACTTTGCAATAATATACTTCCCAGTATTAGTTATCATGATTCCACTACTCCAAGCATTATAGTATACATTGTACCACCTATGCTTAATTGAACTTCTACCTGCTCATCTATATCTAAATTAACTAACTCAATAATAACATTTTGAGATTCATCTAGGTATATATTTTCTCCGTTTAGACCGTTACCAACAAATGGTATCTTATTCTCTAATTTAATACCAAAATTAGAAAAATATTTGTCTGAGGTATTTTGAAGGCTTAGCAAACGTTTTGAAGAAAATTCCTGATTTAAGGATGTAAGATTTTTAATTAATTGGTTTGGAATATAGTTGCCACTGACTATGTCATGCCTAGACATAGATAAGAGTTCTTGACCGCCTATATCTTCAAATAAGATATCTGTTAATGTTTCTATAGGCAAAGTTTCATCATCAAATAAAATTATTTCTGGGGTGGCAACTTTTACTTTATAAGTAGTGGCTGGCGGTGGAGGAGGGGGTGGCAGTGTTACTGGAATTGCTGCAACAGTTGGCGTAAAAATAACTTCAGGAGATCCTGAAAATGGAATAGGATTAAATATTGGTTCTGGAACTTTCTTAGGTGGATCTTCTCTTTCTCCTTCTCTATAAGTAACCCGCTCTTTATTTATAGTTTGTGACTTGGGGGTTTCTTTTTGCTTTTGTTCTTCTTGTCTCCAACCCGCTAAATCTTTAGCAACTTGAGCACGGTTATTTTCTCTTCTGGTTTCTGAATCCATTGAATTTTGGTAAGCCAAATCCCTAGCAATCTGAGCACGATTGTTTTCTCTTCTAGTTTCTGAATCAATGGTTTTGCCATGACCTGAATTTTCTCCTGGCATTTTACACCTCCGCCAAATATACTGTCATGCTTGGTCCGTTTGAATTTCTCTGATAGTCCATGTTATAAATAACAAACTGTTTGGCTGGACTGCAGATTAAATCTACTCCATCTTTATTATAGTCAATTTGTACAAGATCCCCTAATTGAAGTATTGGTAAAGAAAATATTTGTGCTCCGACAAGTTTTTTAGGTTTCATTGATTTTTTAACAATCCATCCTAAAATATTTTCAGCATCGGACAATGTTTGAATATATGGAGTCTCTAAAGTAAAACTACTAATACCATGATTTAATCTACTTTGTTTTATATAGTTGTAATCTTGAATGCTTACCAGATTAGATCTAATTGTATTATTATCTAAATTATCCAATTCAGCAAAATTTGATTTTTTATTAAAATAATCATCTACGGATACGGTATATGTAGTATCTTGTGTAAATGTTATTCCTTGAATTTTTAAATAGTTTCCGCCAGTTTCATCTAAATTAAGTGCAGAATCTGTTGCATTAAATACTAAAAATTCTGCTCCGTAAGAGTCTGCCTGAAATCCAGAAACAACATATCCCTTTGTTGTGTTTGGTGTTGGAGATATTTTTGCATATAGCGCTGGATAGGCTTTATCATATTTAACATTAAAGTATGCAACTTCTCTAAAAATAGAACCAAACTCATCATAATACATGTTGTATTTTGGTGGCTGCAAACTAGATATACCCTCTAAATATGTAGATTGAACAACCCCACTCATTGCATATTTTCTTAATGCTGAGTTTGCATTAATTTCATTTGCTCCAAACACAGAAGATATAGAGTCAGCAACATTAAAAACTGTGTTTTGAGAATAGTTTTCGTTTAAAGCATAAATATTTTCAAACATACATTTTGATGATCCTCTAACAAAAAGAGAAACATTGTTATACACCGGAAGTGGATCTGTGTCATCAACTATGCCAATTAGTTTGTTATTAATATATAAATAAAATTTTCTTGTTGTTCCAACATTAGAATACTCTACTGCTAAATCATAAACTGTCGGGTTTTCTTCTCCAGACATTCTGTATTGACCAGTAAATTTACCATCATCTACTAAAATATTAGTTAGTCCTGACCAAAGTTTTATTGGAATAGCATTGCCAGCACTGTCTTTTTTAATTTTATAAAAAACGATATTTGAAATATTATTTTCAGATGAACCATCAGACTTAATCTTTAAGTATGATTCAATATTTTTTTCTGATAACGCAATTATCTCAAAATAATATCCATTGTTTGTTTCTGGGTTAATCATAATTCCTAAGCCACCAGAACCACCACCAATGTTTGTACTTTGGTTTGGTTGTGTTGTTGGCACTTGGTAATATGTTGTGCTTCCGATTGGAGTCTGAAGTCTATCTTCGCTTGTATTTACGCTACCAACAATTCTCATTCTAGTTCCAAAATGTTTGTAAGAACTATCTAACGGTTTATATACATAAGATATAAAATCAACTGGAGTATCTGTAGAACTAAAAGATGGGCCAGACATTACTAATGCCGATGATTGAATTGTTCCAGTTTGAGTTGATTGCAAACTATTTAATTCTGTTTCGGTTAAGTAATTGCTTGTCATAAAGTTTTTAATTATGCCAGTTCTTGAACATTTTTTAGCCAGCGTATTATTAACTCCAGCAGCACCAACTGTAAGATCTATAGGGTATTCAATTTCTGGACTAGTTGTAAATAAATAATTAGACTTCATATTGCAACCACGAAGGTATGTGTCTTCTGTCCAATTGTTTGATATGCCTGCTGTATGGCTGGCAACCAATGTTCCAAACTGTCCTCTTCCATGTTCAAAAACTGGACCATTTTTTATTTTTGTGTCGCCATCAATTGTTTCGTAGTAGGGGTTTGCTAAAATTCTAATTAATCCTGTTGGATATATTTTTCCATTAAACGGAAGCGATCCCATATATTCCTGATACTCCTGATTGTTTGATATCCAGATATTACCAATTCCTGTTATGTTAAATTGAACAGCGTCATATCTTATAACCTCCCCGCTAGAATAAAAATATCCTTTATATTTGGTTAACCAATAAACATTTTCTCCTAAATCAACGGTATTATCAATAATAAATCCATTAGATACTGAAGGAATAGATATTGGTAAATCAGAATTAATGGGGACCGCACCTAAAACAAAACTTGATTGTTTGTCTACTTGGGAGTTTATTGTTTTTAATACATCTTCTCCAGATGCTTCCCATAACAATGATGGTTTATAGATCCAGGTTTTTTCTTTGTCTACTAAAGTGCTTTGTTTAATTGACCCATAAGATCTTTGTATATATCTTGAGGTATAGTTAATTTTTCCATCATTATATATTTTTTTATCTTGTGAAGATATAGAAATAATATTTGGCAGGTCTGAAGACAATGGTTTGTTTTTGATTACATCTAAATTTTCTTGATTATTCATTATGCCTTTTAATTCTTGTTGGTTATTTGTGCCAACTAAAGTAAATGATGACTCTCTTTCTCCAGCCTCTGGCATTATATAATTTTTGCTCATGATAGTAAAATTATTATATTCATCAAAAAACATTGCAGTCTGAGTTGACACTGCTAACTCATTTAAAACCTGAGCCAAACTCTGATCTGGTGCAATAAAAAAATAAGGGATAATTGGATCTTTTTCTAATCCAATTCTTTTAAATGTATAATTTGAAAATCCTACAGAATCTAATAATGTTGATATTGCAAAACTTAAAGATACGTCAGTCAAAAGCATCCTTGGTGCTGTTTGAGATTCAAAATAAAAATAAAAATCACGAAGACTAATTGATATTGTAGATCCATCGTCAGTTGCCTGCGGAAAATTGTCCGAATATAAAGTTTTAATTGGAACAAAATAGTTTATTGTTAAATTATCATTGTATATATTTTCATAAAAAACAAACTTAATATTTTTGTTTAAATAATTTTTTATAATACTATTTTCATTATTTTCATTAAAGGCCAACTCTTCATCAAAAATAGTAACGGTGCCATTAGAGGCAAGTAATTGGCCTACCGGAATAGCACCTTGGGACATATCAGACATTGTTTTTGTTATTTGAAAGTCTAAAACATTATTTGAAATATTTACAGAAAGTCTTGGAGACATTTCAATTAAATCAAAAACCGAATCAAATTTATTCATTGATAAAACTACTATTCTTATTCCATCAATATAATCAAATTCATTATAAAAAAATGTATTATCTATCTTAGTAGTTTTTATCGGATCAGAAATTTTTGTAACAAATGAAGTATTGTAGTCAACTGACTCAGATTTTAAAAACCATTCATTGTTTAAATATGACAATTCTAAATATCCATCTGGCCCAATGATATCAGAGTCGTCCAATCTTCTGCTATTTTGATCAACATTTAAAATATCTATCCAGTTATTATTTTTTAAAATTTGTACCTTAAATTTATTTGGAATGGTTTTATTTTGATTGCCATAAAATGGGCTAGAGTCTGTGCCAACAATGTCTTGAAAATTTCCAGGATCATTCTGCCCAACATTCGTTTGCATTTTTACAACAATTCTATTGCACGGGACGCTTTCTTTGTATACGACAAAAGGACATGAGTCTTCTATATAGTTAATACCATTAATTGTTTTATTTGCGATACCTCTTTCAGTTCCATTTTCTTTTCTATAGGATGACCAGTATTTAAAAATATCGTTTCGTGATGACATGTAATATCTTGGAGCATTGTTTCCAAACATAACATTTGTTGGTATATATTTTTTATCAAAAAATGACATCTTGTTAATGCCAGATCTTGGCCTAAATGGTTTAAGACAATCCTCCAAAGAATAATATAAAGATTTTTTTTGATCTAAAGATTGAAATAGTTGTAGTGTGTCGTTGGTATTATATGTATTTTGTATTTGTTCATAAGATAATTCAGCATTTGTATAGTAATCTCCGCTGTCCTCTAAATCAAAAGTGTTAGGAATATTTTTATAAATACTAGAAATATCATTTGGTCTATATCTATAATTTCCTACCTTTTTAATGTTGCCAGGCACGTTCATATTCCATTCAGCAATAACGACTGACTGCAAAGATATATCGTTGGATGTTTTTAAATATTCTACAAGGTCACTATTGCTAAACACTTTAGACCTCTTCTAGCGTTATATTAATATTCCATAGGTCATGATTAGTAAATCCTCTTTTTACTACAGAATAAGAAAAATCTCTAAAATACATTTGAACAATTTGATTATATTTTGTTTTATCATCATATCTATCATATGCTAAATAAACCCAAAATGGTCCTTTGTGATTTTCATACCATCCTAATAATTCTAATCCCCCTGCACCACCATCAACAGTAAATTCGCCTAAGCCTCCACGAAGATTTGTCAATCCATTAGAATCAAAAGATGGGTTATCTATGTATGACTTTGATGGCAACAATTGCCAAGAAGTTGATAAATTAATTTTATCTGCTATGTTATAGGCTCTCATGTTTCCGTTAATCATTCTTTCTCTTTTTTGAATTCTTTCTTGGCCAAAAGACAGTTCATTCCTATTGTGATCTGATAAAATTAAAAATGTATTTTTCTCATTTTCTGATACGCCAGTCAAATTTGATCCAATTTCGTATCCATCAGGATAATAGAATCCGTTAGATAGGGTTCCTGGATTTTCAGACCAAAGCATAGCCTGTGGCAGTACATATCTACGTCTACCTGCTAAATACGCTGCACTAGCCATCAGTATCTATTCCCCCTCAATCTTTGAGCATCCATATTTCTAATTTGTGTAATTACTGTTCTTGCAATGTCGTCTGGGCTTGCAGAAGTTCCGTTTACCCCAACACTTAAACTATAATTATACACTGAAGTGTTGCTATTTTTTGCTGAGTTATTGCTAACCACATTTACTGCAGGAGTTCCTCCAAGTGATAAACTTCCTGGATATTTAGACTCATTCATCCTTTCTAGTAATGGTCCAAATTTTTGTGAAGCAGCCCTATTCATGACAAATTCTCCTGGAGTAAGCATGGTAGGAACTTTATCTAGCATTCCACTTCCAGAAACAACGCCTCCATACATTTTTCCTGGAACTTTAACTGTTGTTCCGTTAAAGATTGTATTTCCATTATTATATTTAGGATTGCTGGTTAATACTGGGTTTATGGCAAGCAATTCTTTTACGGTT